CTTGCGAAGTTTGCCCGCGATATAGACCGCAGCGCTTTAGGCATGGGCGGGGCTCGTTCTCAAAAAACGCAGTTCTACCGTGACCTACTCAAAGAGCTCAGGGCAGAAGCTGCCCGCGGCGATACCAGCATCTTCTTTGGTGGCGGCTCTATCTCTCAGAAAGAATCAAACAGAGAAGACGCAGACGCGCCGCTTACCCCGTTTAGAATTGACCAGTTCAAGAATAATGGGGCTTGAACCATGGCGGATGATTTCAGCATAGAGGTGGACAAAGAGCTCAAAGAGTTCTCAGATAATGCTCTGAACAATATCAGCAGCATGTTCCCCCTTAAAATTGTTGAAGCTGCGCAAGAGCTGCAATCTGAGCTAATACTGAGCACGTCAGAAACGCTTAAAAAATACTCTCAAGGCACCCTAAAAAGAGCGTGGAAGATATCAGCCGCCAGAACATCACCCGGCGGGCTCGAGATTGATGTTACCAACGCAGTACCGTATGCCCTGATTCACGAAGAGGGCGGCGTTATTAGACCCAAGCGCGTAAAGGCCCTTGCTGTACCCAACCGAAACTACCGGCCCATAATAAAAAACGGAATACCGATAGCGCCTCGAGAGTTTGACCCAGGCCGCAACCTTCTGAAGTTCTACCCGGCAGTAATGCCCGGCAAGCTTCGCGGGTACCTGGTTGATACCAAGACGGGCGAGCTTGCCTATACCTTGATGGCTCACGTCAGAATCAAGCCCACCGGCTACATAACGAAAGCCATTGATAGAGCGGCGCCACGAATCACAGAGCTATTAGGCGAGGGCATGGTTACAGCTCTGGGCAAAGGCGCATAGAATGGGGACCCCTACGCGCAAACTGATTCTTGAGAATCTACAGACGACATTCGCAGGCATAACGACCGGCAACGGCTACAAGACGACCGTGCAGACCGTGCAGGCTTTAGCGCGTGGCTACTTTGATGTGAAGACAGGGGAGCGGCCCTTCGTTGGTTATGTGCCAACGTCGGAAGCTTTCCAGCATCAGCCCGGCGGCAACATGTACAGCACGATGAACCTTACGGTTATAGGTCACATCTCAGGCAACACGCTGGCCATTCGTCAGACGAAGATAAACAACCTAATCGATGATGTGATTGCAGTCTTGAACGTGGACACCACCAGAGGGTCGAACGCAATCAGCACAACAGCGGTGAGCGTTGAGACCGATGAAGGCGACCCCGACGCCTTCGGTGATGGTAGCTTTGTGATGCAGACACAAATAAAATACATTCGAACCACAGCAGCGAGTTAAGCGATGAAGATAAAATATATAGGCGATGATACATCGTCAATCAGATACGGTGACAGGTTGCTTGAAGATGGCGACGTTTTAGACTTATCAGATACGGATGCGAATCACCTTCTGAAGTCTGACCGATTCGAGGCCGTAAAGACAAAATCGAAAAAAGCCGCAAAGGCTGAAGAGACACAAAACGAGGGAGCTGAATAATGGGCGCTACAACTGATCATGCACTCGGAAGAAATTTAAGATTTTTTTGCAAGAAAGAAGCCGCCCCTGGAGGCGCCTACGGAACCGACAGCCAAGAAGCGCTAGCGGGCGGAGATGCTGCCAAGGTTCTATCAACTTCGATGGAGTTCACTGTTACGCGCAATGACCGCATGGACGCAAGAACCAGCCGTTCAGTCATGGAGCGAATCACTGGCAAGCAAGAAATTAGCTGGTCATGTGAAAGCTACCTTTTGCCCAAGGGTAGCACTGATGCCCCTGACATTGACCCTTTCATCGAGGCCGCAATGGGCGGCGCTTTTGGTTCACCTACCGCCAAAACTTACAAGTTTTCTGATTCTAACGCATTGCCAACGGTGCATATGATGCGCACCGCTAACGGTGTATTTAGAGAAGACCTATTCGGTTGCTACGTTGAAGACATGAACATCACCGCAAGCGGCGGCGAAGAGCCAAAGATTAGTTTCAGCGGCGGCGCTTTCAATTATGCTTTGACGGGAACCGGAACCGTACACGGGTCATCGTCTGTTACGACCACGTCAGTTCCTCTTGTGACCGGTGACGGTGTCAATTTCATGGTAGGCTCTACTATTGATATTAATACAGGGTCAACAATCGTAACATCCAAATCAGCCGCAGATACCTTGGTTGTAAAAACCGGCGGGACTTACGCAAACGGTGAAGCAATAACCCCGGAAACCTACACAGAAACCGGCACGGGCGGAAGCCCCGTTAACGGAATCAGCGGAAGCCTGGTACTCAACAGCGTGACGCTTCCCGTTACCGCTTTTGATGTGACCGTGACCAACGGAGTCAAGGCGCTATCAGATGAGGCTTTCGAGAAGGGCACCTCTGACTTCGTGGCGGGCTACCGTTCAGTCAAGGGCAATATCTCAGTGCGAGCCCGCAAGGACTTTATCAAGTCACTGGCTCAGCGATATGTTCAGACAACAGCCACAGCTGACCCGACATTCTCGAGCGTTTCGCTCGTTGTGACTATGGGGAGCGCCACCGGATTAAAGGTGGTTGCGACCATGGCCAAGATTGAACTCGACTTCGCAGGCATTGACGTGCCAGAAGCAGAAGAGGCCATCTTGAGCTTACCGTTTACCGCTCTTGGGACGAGCGGCAGCGATGAGCTGACCTTGGCGTGGAATCAATAAATGGTAATTAAGGAGACCAAACAATGCAGGAACAAGAAGACAGTAGAACCTACATACCAGAGCTAGGCGGGAACAGAGACCTGGAGCAAGCCGAGCAGGTATCGTGTGAAGTTTTACCGATGACCGGCGAAGAGCTTAGAGCGTACCAAAGAACAATGGTAGGCGTTAAACCCGGAAGCTCTCAAGCGCTCAAGAAGGCGGAGGCTGTTATCAAGCGCATCATCTCAGAGCGAGTTGTTAGCATTGAAAACTACGCTGACATCAAAGGCGCCAGCATCACGAACGGTGAAGAGCTTTTCTTGAGAGGAGAGCCGCCGATGGTGGATGAAGTCTATGCGGCGCTTTCTGACATCTCAAAGCTTAGAGAGGGCCAGCGAAAAAACTAATCACCGCCGCTAGGTTTATCCTAAGCGGCGATAAGGCGCTGAGCTGGGGATGCAGCCAGTGCAGAGGCGAAGGCTTTGAGGATGGCGACCATCTGAGGGCGTCGAGGGGCTGCGAGGGAAAGGACGTTGAAAGCTTAGGTTTTAGCTTTGACGCTTCACTCAGGCAGTGCCCCTGGGCATCGATAGACCAAGAAGCTTGGGAGCTTCTGAGATGGTGGAACGAGTGGAAAGCTTTTCAGGTGTTGCCTTGGGGTGGCGCCGATTTGATGAAGCAGCCCGCTGTTGTCCTCGAAGTTTTAGAGATATGCGAGACCGAGAAGAAACAGGCTGAAAAGCGACAGGCAGAAAAACAGCAGGCAGAAGCCAAGCGGATGAGAAAGAGCGCAAACAATGGCAGAAGGTAGAGAATTTGTCTTAACGCTAAAAGCGAATGACTTAGCGTCTGGGGCAATTAAAAAACTATCTGAAGGCATGGGGGCCACGACCGGGGCAGCGAAGAAGCTGGCCCAGGCTGGCGCCAAGACTTTCTCAGCTATCGGCGGCGCCATCGTTGTGGCCAACCAGGCCGTGCAGTTATTCAAAACGGGCTTTGATGCTATATCGGGGCTAGTGGGGGGCAGCCTCGAAGCGGTCAGGGAGCTTCGGGGCGAGACCAACCCGCTGGTGCTCGAGATGAATAAGCTGGCGACCGAATCGCAGGCGGCGAAAGCTGCCCTAGGGTCTGCTTTTGCTTCGGCGCTCTTGGGTATATCCAAGGCATTCAAGAGCTCAAGCGTTAACGCTGCCGAGTTTCTCGACAACAACCGAAAGCTGATAGCCACCAAGATTGTACAGTTTCTATTCAAGGCGGCGAACGCCCTGGTTGACGGTATAAGCGAGGGCTTGCAGCTTGCTAATACGACATGGCACACGTTAACCGCTACGGTTAATGAATCAATTATGGCCGTCAGTCAGTTTATTGGGGCATGGTCTGAGGCGATGTTGGCCTTCGAGCCGTTCGAGGAAAAGCAGAAGATGCTAAACGCTCGAATTGATGAGATGGCGACGCTCTACAATGAAGCTGAGACAAGGCTAAACGCCAACACCGACGCGCAAGGTAAGTTTGCCGACCAGATTGAAAGCGTTAGAAACAGAATTAAAGAGCTAATCGAGCAGGGATACGGCCCAGCCCTTGCGGCTGCTAAAGCTTTCTCTGATGCAGCCGGTGCTACCCCTCTCGAGTCAACAGAGCAGGCTTTGCTACGAATCGGCATGCACGCTAATACTCTAAGATTTGCGCTCGCTGATGGAGCGAAGCAAATAGCGAACGGCTTAGGCTTGGTCGAGGGTACAATTGCTTTTGATAAATTCCAGACCAAGCTTGACGAAGTCAATGGGCTCATAGGGGTTGCGACTCCTAACAGCTTGGCAGCGCTCAAGCAGAACGTCGAGGGCTTGTATGCAGAGCTCGGAACCCCGCTGGTCATCGACGTTGACCTAAACAACCTAGACCAGAGCCGCGAAGCTTTCGCGCTGTATACGGCGCAGCTTGATATTGCAGTGAAGAAAGCGCGCGAAGGTTTCACGTCGTTAAACGATGAAATCGACAACAACAAAACGAAAATAGAAGAGGCTTCAGCGGCTGGGGTTGAGATGGCCAGCATCGTGTCGGGTGCTTTTGGTTCAGCCTTAATCTCTTTGGCCGAAGGTCAGGCGACCTTGGCAGAGGCGACGCTTGATGCTTTATCAATGGTGCTTTCTGCTGTAATTCAAGTAGCTCTAAACTCTATTATCGCCTCAGCATTGACCGGACAGGCTAACGCCATCGCCGCAAACTTAGGTATTCCTGTTGTTGGTTTAGCGGTAGGCGTGGCGGCAGGCCTTGCGGCTCTTGCTGCAATATCTTCTTTAAAGTCAACGCTACCAGAGCCTAAGAAATTCGCTCAAGGTGGTTTTGTAACAGGCGGAACCGTTGGCGTTGATAGCGTTCCCGCATTGCTTCAGCCCGGCGAATTCGTGTTGACCAAGGACCAAACTGACCAGATGTTGCAGGGCGGCCTAGGCGGCGTGAATATTCAACTGACTTCCCAGATTCCGCCTTCACGGGCAGAGATGAAGAAGTTTGTTCGTCAAAACGTGCTGCCAGCTCTTCGAGACCTGCGCGCGCAGGGGATTACCTAGATGGCCTACGATACACCCCAAGACCTAACAAGTGCAGAAACTACCGGCTTCAATGCTGATAAGCCCTTGATGGTTGTTCAGCAGGCAGGCAACCCCTCAGAGGCGCATTGGACGGTTACAGGGAATCTAACCGGGACAGACGTTACCTTGCCAGCAGAGCCAGCCGCTCGTGCCTACGATGACATAGGCAACTTGGTGACAAGTACCACCGGGGTGGCATCTACCAGCCCGAAATACTACGGCTTCACTTTCTCGGCAGGAATAACCTTCGACACGTTCGCAATACTGGGGCACAACTTTGCATCCACCGAGTTGACCAGCGCAGCCCTGGAAATTGCCGATGATGCGGCCTTTGGTACGAATAAGATTGAGATTGCAAAGTGGACAAGAGGCTCAGCGACTGTTGACGATAGGATCTTGATAACCAACCTTAACAGCGAGGGCGGCTCGAGCACTTACAGCGCAAGCGGAACAGCTCAGCGGTATTCCAATGTTCAGTATGCCCGGCTCGTTGTCACTCATAGCGGCAGCAAAGACCCAGAGCTTGGAGAAATAATTCTAGGCTATCGGTACCAGCTACAACGCAACCCAGATTTACCTTGGAACAATAAAGCGCAGGCCTCAGCGGTGACTGACTTTGTCAGCAATACGGGCATGCTCAAGCGGTACGTTTTAAACCGTGGCAAAGCTGCGCGAAGCTTTCGCAGCAGCATGGGCGCAGCCGCTGAGATTGCCGTCATAGATGCCTGGTTCGCAGCGACCGAAGAGGGCACGAGAAATTTCGTTTACATTGAAACGCCGAGTTCTTCGCCGAAAGCCTACTTGATGGCGATGGTAGACAGCGCGCTAAACTTTCCGCTTGTTGGGCCATTCGAGCGCGTTTTAGAATTTGCGATGAGCGAACAACCGCCCTTTTTGGCGCGTGAGTAACCAATGAGCTACACTTTAAGCGCCGCATTTATAAAAGCCATGAGCCGGTCGACGGTCCAGCCTGTTGTGCATTGCTCTATTGCTTTGAGCGGTACAACGATGGACTTTCACAACTCCACAGAGGCCTTAGATGCCTCTGTAACAGGCGATGCCCTGTTGAGTGAGATAACATCCATAGCCCAATCAGTGGACCCCGTGACGCGCAAAGTGCAGCATGGCGAAATGACGCTTAATCTCTTTGACGATGGCAAGATTCGAGCGCTCGCAGGCAGTAAGAAGTTCAGGGGCAAGGTTGCCACCATAAAGCTAGGCGACGCTTCGCTGGCCCTATCTGACTTTGTCAGTATATTTCGAGGCCCTATTGGATCCGTGCTACCTGTCCCCGGCGGTATATCAATCAAGGTTCAGGCTTTTACGCATCAATTCAAGGGCGTTAAAACTTTCAGAACCTACGTTGACGAGCACCCTTTCGCGGCGCTTTCTCAGATGCTGCAAGATTGCGGCGTTGACTCAGGCGATATTGATACAGCATCTTTTACGCCGTCGAATCACACCGATATCTCGCACTATAATTACAGCTCTTTTGTGTTCTATAACGTTGATGATGGGACGATCCCGCCAGCTTTAAGCGGAACAGTGGGCGCTGATGATGCCCAGTTTATGGGCGTTAACAGGGCATCACAAGAAATTGATGTTGAAGCCTTCGCTGATGAAGCGATGAGGCTTACCCGGTCAACCCTGCTGACAGACCCCGGGACCGGTGACATAAAAATAGGCCGTTATAATGCAAGCGAGGCCGTCACCAAGCACTTTACAACAAACGAGTACAGAGATTTCAGCCAAGAGGACGGCGGGCTTCAGATAGTCTCGGAAGTGAAGACCGCTTTCGGTAAGATATCGTCAGAAAATGCCTTGATTCAATTGGACTCAACAGCTGAATCAGCCTTCGGTGCCTCTGACTTCTCGCATACTGTTAACTATCTCTCAGGTTCTACAGTCCACATTGCAAACGCTTTTAACGGTTCGTCGACCGCCTTTCTTGGCTTTGCTTCAGACGGCGGGATATGTGGAACCCGTGACATTTTAGAACCCTCGCAGCCAGCCGACGCCAAGCTATCAGCGGCGCGGCCCTACTTTGGCCTATACAGAACCGAGATTCTAAAAAGCACAACAGCCTTCACTGATACAAACCTGGGGGTTAGCTACCAGCTAAGAGATCATGATGGTGAGTTGACGGGCAGCGTTGCGAAATCAGTAACGGGGCTCACAACAACCTTGGTTTCTCGGCCATTCGCCGGAACAGAGGCGGGCGGCGTTGAAGCTTCGGCGGCTGGCGTCAAGACTGTTGTGGATGCAACCATTGCCTTTGACTATGGCGTTTATGTTTTAGATCGACTCTCAAACAGCTGCCCGCGTGTTGTATTATCAACAGGGCTCGAGCATCTAAACGTTGAGATTGCCGACTTGGTATCATTAGACTCTGACTTGTTCTTGTCAACCGCGCTCGGATTAGATGGCCTTGATAGCTCTACCAAGTTCGAAGTCACCAAGCGCGAAGTCACGCCCATAGGCGACTCAATAGGAATTGTATTCGAGCTCACGTATGCCACAACCAGCAGCGCGCCGAGTGTCACGGTGACATCAAAAACACCTGTTGCAGCTTCAACCAGCTTGGGCAGGGTTCCAAAGTCGCAGTTTATCGCAGCTAGAACCGGCGGCGATAACGGGGCGGTCATTGACAACCAAACAAGCACCCTACAAGTCACAGCAACCAGCGGGCTAGAGATTAGCGTGGCAGCTGGGGCAGTATCAGCCGCAGGCGTTAGAGTCGAAACAGACGCAGCGCAGGCGCTTACAGTGACCGCTTCAAAAGATTCCTACATAGGCATCAACCCCATGACCAGCGGCTACTACGTGCAGGAAGTCAACACCGACGCAGCAGAGCCTTCACTGGCACCGGCAGAAATTAGGCTGGCCAAAGTTGTGGCCGGTGGCTCAAGCGTGAGCTCTGTTACTGACCTGCGAAATTATGGGCAGGTGTCAGTTGAGCAGCTAGACAAAACAGCCTTTGCGCCAGGTAAAGATTTAATTTGGAACGCAGGGTTTACGACTTACCCGAACAACGGAGCGGCGCCCCCAGGCTGGAGCGTAACAACATCGACACCGGGAACCGATTTCATCAAAGACGAGGCCGTGGTTTACGATGGCCGCTATGCTGTGAAGACCCTTGGCACATCAACGGTCGTTCGGTTGATATCTGAAAAAATTCCTATTGATAAAAACAGAGTGTATCGCGCATCAGCATTTTACCGCCAAGCGGCGGCCATGAATATGAAGCTCTTTGTGTATTGGTGGAAAGCTGACCGAACGGCGGCGAGCACTGCGAGCACTTCGGTATACAATGCCAACCTAACATCAACCGGCGCATGGCAGAACATCACCGGCGTTGTGGCGCCGCCAAGTGATGCGGTTTATGCCAGCCTTGACTTAAACAGCGCAAACTCTGGCGTTTCATATTTCAACAACGCAACCCTCGAGGTTGAGCCCTTTAGCTTTAGCGCTAAACGCACAAGCTCAAGTTTCACATCTGGAAGCACTGGTGACCCTGTAATATTCAACTCAGAGATTCACGACCACGGCGGAAACTACGACACAAGCAGCGGCCAGTTCACGGTTCCAGTAAGCTCTACTTACACGCTATCAACTAATCTTTCGCTTGCGGCAGCTAGCGCCAGGACGGTGAGCGTTGCAATTGTTGCCTCTTCGTCTGGAACCCTTGCAAGCGCTTTCTTGAATCAAGCCCTTAATAGTTCTTCAACGAATGACGACCAAGTGGTGTCGCTGACAGTGGCAAGCGCTGACTTAGTGAAGGGCGAGACTGTGGAAGTTAAGCTCTATTGGGACGTAAACGCGCCGCCGGTCGATGCTGATTATAGCTTTTTCAGCGGGCGAGAGATTACGTGATAGGCGCGGCAAGTATACCCGGCTGCGCCGGGCCGGGCGGGTGCTTTTTTGGTTTCCTTAAACCGCCCGGCCCACTACAATCGAAACATCGCAAGGCAATCGGCAGCCGCTGCGATTTTAACCAACCCTAACGGGAGGAGATGACCGATGGCGTCCAGAGGCAGCTTTGAAGCAGCAAAATCTTATACAACTAGCCCAACCACAATCTTAGAGTTTGATTGCCCGCATACATCAAAGCGGGGCGTTGTGTTTTTCCTTTATCCCTCGACAGCTGGAACCGCGACATTCAGCTATCTGGACCCAGCAGGCAACGCTCGAGCGATGCAAACAACAGCCTGCGCAGCTAACGATTTAACCACCGTGACTTTCAACTTTCCAATCTCGAAAGTTCGGCTTGCATACCAGGGCACCAGCAGCGG